CGCCCAACTCGAGTTCTTCCTCTTCGTACTCGACGGTCATCGGCCCAGCGGGTAGTTCGTCTTCAAGTTGGGGTTGTGGAAATTCGATAGCCATAGCTCGGGTTCCTCTCAGCGCCTGTAGCCCTTGAACAACAGCTCATCGGCCATGAGCGTGGGATTAGTTTCAATTTTAACCGCACCGCCCCGACGGTAGGGCGCGGGCTCATCCGGCGTCAGCCGAGCCCGGCCGGTGTCCACCGCCTGACGCACGCCGCGTTGTAGTTCGGCCTGATTGCGGAACTGCATCTCAGACCCTAGGGCGTTGTTGAATTTGTCCATCTCGTAACCCGGCGGCGGAGTGCCCAACCCCACGGCCGACTTCAGGTGCAGCAGCGGACTGGTCTTGAACTCGTACAGCTCACCCAGCAGCCTTGAGGTGCCGGGGCTGAGCTTCTGCCCGAGGATGCTGGACGCAATCATGTGCCTTGCGGCGTCGCGCTTGACCGGATCCTTTGGGTACATCTCCCGAGCCGCCGTCTCAGCGTACATCGTCGCGGTGAGCAACCCCGGCTCCGGCAGGCGCTTTACTTCGGGCTCGTTGGGGTTCGTAACCGCGCCGCCTTTCTTCATGCGCACCGCGCCACCGGCGGCGTAGTTGGGGTCTTCCGACCCGATGACCTGCCCACGGGCGTTGTACTTGAGTCGCCGCCCTTCGGGGTTGATCAGGTTGTGCAACCGCTGAATGTCCTCACCGCTCAACGCCGGGGGAACGTCCTGACCCGCCTGACGCAGCATGTTCAGTTCGCCCTCGCTGAACACGTCTCGGGCCGAACGCATGCCGGTGTTCTGCATGTCCCCGACGCTCGACCACTGGCCCGAGCGCACAAAGTCCTGCACAAACGGCAGGTACTCATCTTTGGGGGCGCGATTGGCTTTGCCTTTGATTTGCTTGATTTCGTCGGGCAACTTCACGTCGCCGTTCATGCGCGGCTCGATGATTCCGGGCCGGACCTCAATCGTCACATGCGGCTCGCCCTTGGCGTCGCGCAGCGAGTAGATACGCGTTCGGCCCGACTCCACATCCGGGCAGTAGCCTCCGACGCAATGGCCCATGGTGTCGCCTTCGTACTTGAGGGATTCCTCAAGAGCCGAAACGCCCCGACTGCGATTGTAAGCGGCGCTGGCTTTTTCCGGGGTATCAAAGAGAATCCGCCCCGAAGCCGGATCTTTCCAAGACAACCGCTGACCCGGCTCAAGAATAGAGTACTTGCCCGCGTTTTGAATAATCATACTGCTGACGTCTTCCTGCTCGGAAGGAAGCGTCAACTCCACCCAGCGCAACCCCCGCTCGTTGGGCGTGGTGGTGCCGGGGATAGTCTCGTACGCTTTGTACTCAACCGTGGCGGCGTTCTGAGATCGCTTGAGGTCGGCGGCGACTTTCTGCTCGGCTCGCCACTTGTTGATCTTATCAACCAGCTCGACGGCCTGCGGCACCGTGACCTTCTGAAGCTTTTCGGGGCTCAACTGCAACGACCTCGGCAGCCCAGAGTTGGGGTCAGTGGCGTTGGTGAGTTCGTCGATGAGGTGCCTGAACCCTAAGCCCTCTGACACAGGGGTTCCTCGGTTCAGCTCATAGGCCAGGGCGTCCGGGTTCTGAACGGCGTACTCGCCGCCGAGCTGGCGCAGCGTTTCAGGTATATCGATTTGAGCCTGACCGACCGACATGGGTAAGTGTTCTCGGTACGGGCCGCCCCTGACTGTGGCGTCCGCGACGTTTTCCCAACTCTGCGCTAACGGGGAGGTTGCCGTGGGGTCGATAGGCATACCCAGCACTTGACGGTTCGCACGCGCGGAAACTCCGCCCCCTCGAGGTTCGAAATGCAGCACCCCGCGCTCAGCCAACGCCCGCACCGGGTCTTCAGGTGTGCCTAGCTCGTTGCGTATGTATTTGCCGAGCTTGCTGTCGATCCAGTTGTTGATTGCAAGGTTTCGACCCGCTTCAGGTGCTAAACCGGGCCAATTCATAGCTTGTTCAAGCGTGATTTCAGTCCCGTTTTGCAACATACGGTCAGGCTGCTTCATTTGCCTCAACCCGCGTTCAACCGAGCCGGCGAGCCAGTTGCCTCCCTTGGGCTTGACAACGCCCAGCGCCCCCAGCCCGCTCAGTGCGGTGGCGGCTTTGCCGGCGGCTTGGGCAGCTTCAGGGATGATTGCGGCCGGGGTAGGGGCGTTCATCAGCGCTTGAACAACGCGGTACGACCCGGTGGGGTTGGTCTCGTCGTAGGGCTTCGCGCCCACTACGGCCCGGCCCACCTCGCCCAGGTTGCGCCGCACGTTGAGCAGCGCCTGAGCCGCCGGGTCATCGGCGCCCTGGCCGTAGCCCTTGAGTTGAGACGCCCGGCGGCGTTGACGGAGCTCTTCAAGTTCTTCCGGAGTGGGCGGCAGTAGGCTAGGCGGCATAGGGGTTCACCTTGGGGCCGGCGTAATCCGGCGAGTCGTTGAGCGCGTCGATGTAATCCTCGGGGTCGTAGTCGTCGCGGGCTGCGGGGTCGATGTTGAGCCACCCAGCGTCGCGCAGGTACCGGAGGGCTTGCGAAAAGGCATCCACAAAGTCATCGTGCGTGGCGTTCGGGAAGCTGCATATCTGCGTAATCATGCCCTCGGCCCAGTCACGGACGTAGCCCGTCCGAGCGCTAGACTCCGGGATGTAGACTCGGCCAGCGCGGACTATGTTGGCGACGATGCTGAGCCGCTGCACCTTGTCGGCGTTGCCGGGGTTGTACGCCCGCACGGGCACGTGCGCCCGCTGAAGGTCCTGAATCAGGACGATGCCCGCCGCTTTGTCCTCGACGAGCACCAAGTCCACCTTCTTGGCGTTACGCCCCTCGCCGAAGATGATCTCATACTCATCAATCACCTTAGGCTTCAGGTCTGGATACTGGAGGTGATCCTGCCACGCGTCGATGATCAACACGCTCAGGGGGCCGTCCTGCGGCTTGAACACGCCGAACGTAATCGAGGCCGTAGGGTCGTTGATGGTCCGTTCGGTGTAGGCGCAATCGTACGACTGAAGCACGAACTCAAGTCGCGGGAGTTCTTTGCCCGCTGCCCAGAGCTTGAACCAATCCCGCTTGACTATACCGCCTTCTTCCGGGTCAATCACCTCGGCGTGGATCTCCTGCCGCCCTAAGTTGGTACCCTCGTAAGCGAGGATCTGAGCTTTGAAGTTGTCGCTCAGGTTCTCAACGTTCGCGTACGTGCTCGCGGTGGTCAGGGTGACGTCGGTGCCTTCCCGGCTGATGAGGTCAACAATCAGGTCGCGAGGTTTGGGGGTCGTGGTGATGAGCAGGCGGGACTTCATGTCGGGCAGCTTGAGGCGCACACCGAACTGAATCTGGTCCCACGCCTCCTGCAGGTACTCCCACGCCGCTAGCTCATCGCACCACCCGCCGTGAAACTGCGGCCCCCGGAACCGCTCCGGCTCCGAGGCCGGAATCCCTTTTATCAATGAGCCGTTGGTCAGCTTCAGCTCGTGCAGTGCTTTGTTGTACTCGCTGATGAGCACCTGCGGTATCACGGTGAGCAGCCCGCTGTCGCCCTCGAAGCAGGTGCCGCGCACGTCAGCTGAGGTTGGCCCCGCCACTAGCCACCGGGTCTTCGGGTAGGTCCACGCCCACCACCCGACCTGCTCGGCCGCTGTGCGGGTCTTGCCCGCGCCACGGCCCGCGAGCATCAACCATATAGTCCACCACTCGCCTTCGGGCAGCAGCTGATGACGATGCGCTTTCGAGAGCCACAGCGCCCGCCACGCCCAGGCGGCTTGCCGCTCGAGCGGTAACCGGCCGAACTCTTCGCGCAGCTTTGAGTCTTGCAGCAGGTCCCGGAGCGTTGAGTCAGCCGCGCCCACTGTCGCCGCCCTCATCGGGCTGACGCCGTTTGAGCTCGATGTTTTTCAGAATCTCGTCAAACACGTTTACCTCAACCCGCAGCGGCCCATCGTCCGCTCCGGCATGCTGAATGCGGTGCGTCTCGGCCCAACGCAACTGCGTCTTCGACCACCATATGGCCGACGCGGTGTCGCCCTCAACCGCTTTAGTGAAAAGCGTCTTGCCGACTTTGCTGTTGGCGCTCGCCTTACCGAGCAGCAGCTCGCGCTCAAAGTGCTTGCGCAACGTGCTGAGGTCGATGCCTTCGCGGACCAAAATCGCAATCTGATCCTGCGGCAACCCATACCCCGAGAGCGTCGCGACCAGCTCCCGCTCGGTCTTCGTGGGCACA